GAACAGAAACATTTGAAATCTCAGTATTGAATAACGGGTGGCTATCATCCAAGATGATATCTAATACCACCCCCGGTTCCCATTGTTCAATGTTAGACCATTTCTCGGTATTTTTTAAATCTGCTCTTGTAACAAGAGGATTTTCGATGTTATAAATAGAGGTATCAAATACCGCCTTATTTATCGTCCTAGCCATGAATTACTCCTCTTTTTTATATGTAAATTTTACGGGATCTTCGACGGCTTTCTTAACGGAATCAACTTCTTCCATCAATTGTTTCCGTTCTTCATCTGTCAGAGATAAAGAACCAGAATCATCAGTATCAGATCCGCTTTTACATATAATTCGTTGGATTACCATTGCCAACTTTACCAATTGTTCATCATTCTTAACACCAATATCAAAATAGTCTCGAATACATGGAATGATTGTATAAGCATCATTGGCAGTCTTGACAAATCCCCGCAATTCATCAATCAATATATCCAATTGATCTCGTTTTTTGTTCTGATTGGTTATAATATCTTTACATAAAGATGCAAAGGTCTTCCCCTTATAAATTTCAAATTCTGATAAATCCATACCCATATATAGTGTATAGTTTGTCTTATTTGTTAAAATTTTTCAACAAATGCCCATTATTAAGATAGTTCTCGGTTATCTGTTTTTGATAAGGTTTCATCTTATTAATAACTTTAGTTATCTGTGAAGTCTTACAGTCCGATATTTCCCTAATGTACAGATATAAAGTTTTCTTGTTGAATGATGAAATGTTATCGACATACCTGAAAATTTCTATCACAGCATTTGCAATCTTCAAGTCCCTTGTTTTCTTGAACACTTTTCCCAGATTTGTGTCCCAGAATCCTATAACCAAATCCAAAAATTCCCGGTTTTGGAGATGTTCTCGGTGTTTGTCGTTTGTTTGTAACTGAATCCCGTGATCTTCGTGATTTTCCGTAATATCCACATGTCTATTGAATCGTTTGTAATTGGTATTGTTATGAAATATCAAATAATTCTTGGCAATTATACTAAAATATGAAAATGCTTTGCCCTTCCCCTCCACATACTTGTCCATATTAGCTACTAAATGAGAAAGTGTTTCTTTCTGGACATCCAACGGACCAACCTCAAAATATGTAAATTTAAATGTATTGTAAATGTTCTCTACCAATTTCTCAAATGAATGTTTAATTTTACTATTATAAAGTTCTTCTCTCTTTGTCTGGTCAGGTTCCTTATTGTATGCTATAATTGCATCCTCAGTATCCTTGGTAAAATACATCTTTTCAATGGAGGGTTTTCTTGTCTTTTTAGGTTCTTCTACTTTTAGAACCGGCACTACTTTTGCCACTTTAATCTTTTTAACTGATTTCTTATTTAATATCTTCTTTACCTTTCTGTTTATTCTTTGGGAAGCTTTGGTTTTTTTCATATTATCAAATATCGGTCTTTTCAACTTTGGAAGCATCTGTTACAATGTCACTCCGTCTACTTATCTCCTCAATGATATTAACTATGTCTCTAAACGTTCCACCAACATCATCATCTTTTTCAAATAAGTTCCTATCATCTACTTCTTTTAGTCGGATATAAGTCTCTTTCAACATGTTATGATACTCTAACACATATTCATCATACTTGTCAAGTTCTTTCTCAAGATTCTCTACTTTAGTTACTTGTGCATTTAATGCAACACCAAGAAATAAAATAGTTGCGGCGAATATTGTAGTGATTACACTGAGTATAACAATTATCATATATTACTCCTCTTCTTCTAAATCTTCTGGTTCTAAGAAATCTTGTAAATATTCTATAACATCCTTAACAGATGACCATTCCTCATGTCTCACTGCGAATTTCAATTGACATATAGCATCTTTAACATCCATTTCACTCATAATAGTATTCTCCATATCATTTCTCTTATATAGTCTCGAATTTTACAATAACATTATTTTAATTTATCTACCGTAAAATCTTCCAAATGGCTTCTTTAGTATTTTCTTAAACTTAGAATCTTCGATTGTTTTTGGAAGTTCTTCCTTCAATGAAGGAATGGTTTCTGTCGGTTTAGCCTCGACACTGGGAATTGTTGATGGTTTCTCGTCGGTATAAATTATGGAATTATATGCTAACAACATACAGATAGCAAGCGGATCAAACACAAAGATTAACATTATAATTAACCATTTTACTACCTTATTAATAGTAGTTCCAAATATCTCAGCCACGAATTGGAAGGTAAGGATGTCTTTCTGTTTATAAGACTCTATCTTTAAATCAAACATATCCTTATCTAATGATTTCACACTGTCAAGAGTTGTCTGTATATTCTTGGTCAAGTCAGCAATATCCTTATCTGTCTTTGCGATTAATTCTGACGATTGACTCTGCACTTCCTGTAGTTGAACAACATTTTTTGTAATAGTATCGTTCTTCAATGCCTCGTTAAGTCTTTTTTCCTGTGACTCTCGAAGTTGTGTATTGAAATCTATACGTTTTTTATATTGTTCAATCTGATTATTATATGTAGATTTTTGACCGTCTATCAATTCTATCTTTTGTGTCAATATTTTGTTTTGGATTTCTGATTTTTGGTATGCTGCTGACAAATACCCGAATATTCCTGAACTTGTAATAAGCATCAATACGATCACAGCAATAGCCATATATGTTTTTAAGAATACTTTACATGTATTCCAATATCTAAATAGGTAACTGGAACATACCAACTTGGATATTTCCAATAGTCCCATCATCATCGATATTTGAATCACTGCCCCCGAAAACAAATTTGCAATTCCATATACGGAATAATATCCGGCACATGCGGATAATGCTAAAGCGGAGGATATAAGTATTAGAGGGAACAGAGTATTTTTCTTCATTATGTAGACCAATATATATGAATATAAAAAAAGAAACTGCTATTTTTTAGCAGTTTCCTTCAATTTATTATATTTTAAGTCACGTTTATAGGGTTTTTTGCTTCTCAATATCAATTTCTGACTGGTATGCCATCATGTATGCTTCGTGGACAACTTTGGGCAAATTCGTTTTCAAATCCATATCTTTAGTAAACGTATACAAATAAGATTTGTTTCCTTCATTATACAAACCATTACTTAACTTGATTGCCAGATATTCTTTCCAAGTGCATACAATACCATATTTTTGCAATGTGAATAATGACCGATCACTGATAAGCATATGTTGTAAATCAGCATTGGTTTTATATAAAGTCCCAGTATTTTTCACATGCCATTCGCTATCATTTGGAAGATAATATTCCCCAACATCCTTGTCACCAAGTATTCCCAGCCCATTATTAATCACCGAAAATGCTAATTCTTCACTTGTAAAATCAATGATTCCCCCCATAATTTCCCACAATTTTTTAACACCGAGACTCGCTTTGTGAAGTGTCATAACATGGTCAATATAGCCACCAATATATGCGTTATTTGTGTAATCCTTTGGTGATGCGGGAGATATAGAGACCTGATAACCATACTCACTGTCTCCATAGAGGTTAAGCAATTTATTAAGTCGGTCACCCGTAAATTGCGATTTAATCAAATCAATAAACTTATTATAATTTTCACCAAGTTCTTTTTCTGTATAATTCATATGCTATTACTATAGCAATATACGGAAATTATGTCAACTATTTATATTTACGGGTATTCAAAGACCATGAATGATCCTTGATATACGTGATGAATGCCACCATTATTTCCCACACCAGTTAACCATACCGTATTTTGAGTCTTACATACCGGAAGATTAAACGAACCGCCTGTTTGCATTAGTGGGAGAAGTTGAATAGCGTATTCACGAAAATCTTCTGCAAATCCCTGGCCATTGATAATATAATTTGAAGAATTCATGGGAGTTGTAAAATTTACTATATATCTAATTGGATCTCCGCAGCCCCTTGATGTTCCGGTTCCGTATGAATTAAATGTGTTGATATTAAAAACGGATGATGTGATTGGTTGTGTATCTCCGTGATAATCAAAAAGAATAAATGCCTTAGCCCCAATATTGCTACCAATGACGCCAGAACTTATGGTAACATCCCCGGTGTTACTATTAACAGAAATACCCGTCCCTGCAATTATCTTTGTTACACCGGAGTTGATAACGGTGGTGGATGGACCAGAAGGATTAGTGACGCTGATACCATAACCGGCATTGATATTAGTAATCGTCCCAACTGTACCAATTCCTGTAATACCACCGGCAGTTAAAGCATAACTTGCAGTATCAGCACAAGTAGCATGATTGGAACAATCGGAAAATCCCGAACAGTCTGCAAACCCGGAATTAATTGAATAACCAGCGTTTGTTGAATAATCAGAAGTAACAGCATTGCCAGCACTATTTGCATAACTCGCAGTAACCGATGATTGTGCTAATGTGGAATAGTCCGAACAACAAGTATGTAATGGGTATAGCCCCTTGTTCAGTTCAGTTATAGATATGGATTTTGTTTCTTTGGCAGATACGTCAACTATGGGAACAATATCTTGACAAGACAAACTTGCAGAGGATAATGTTGCTAATTCAGTTATTTTCTTACTATCGTAAAGCTGGGGTATATTCATAGTTGAATATAAATATAAGATTAAATGGGTTTTTTATTCAATTTATTCAGTTTGGTAATTATATACCTCACCAATCCAGACCGTAAGATGTCAGTTTCATCGAATTTAAAAGAGTAAATACCATTACTTCTTGATTCGTCATCATCAAATTGTTGGACCATTTTGGAGAATCCGCTGTGCTTACCAATATCGGATTGGTCAGGATCACCTAAAATAAACACTTTGGAAAATTCTCCGGTTCGTGTAATAAATGTAAAAATTTCTTCATATGTGCAATTTTGGAATTCATCGCCAATAATTGCTTTGGCATTGAAATTCAAACCACGAAGAAAATTAATCGGCATCCCAACAATCCGTTCTTCTTTCTTTAACATCTCAATTTCATTCTTGGGTATCAATTCTTCCAACTTGTCTATGAGAGGCTGTATATATGGATGCATCTTATCAGAAATTAATCCCGGTAAGAATCCTAAATGACTCGTAGCAGATTCAACCGCACTTCTAATATAAATTAAATCACTAATTTTTCTGTCATTTAACAGTTTTAGTGCAGCATATACTGCAAGATAACTTTTGGTTGTTCCTGCCGGTCCAGATACAAATATCATCTTTACATCTTTACTAAATGCAAGGCGTAAAAAATCCTGTTGTTTTTCTGTTAAATCTGGTCTCTCAAAAATCCTTAAATTATTTTTTATTTTTGCGCGTTGATGAATGATTGGGCTAGTATCAACCTTTTCTGCTGTCGGGGCAGTTCCCACAATGTCTTTATTTCGGCTTTTTTTGTGTTTCATGTGTTAATTTTTCAAGTAAGCGAACGACACGAGGACATAACTCATACTTCTCATTCTTTATATAATAATCATATATCTGTTCCACATTTTCCTTGAATGTGTGACTATTGATTGTTATGATAAAATCGGTTCCTTCGAATGAAAACGTTTCGACTATAGGCAAATTCTTGGAAATTCCATATTCAATGGATGTAAGAACGTTTTCCATTAGTGCCACCTTGTTTTGATTAACATATGATACCAATTGCTTGTCATTGGCAGGCAATGTCAATGGTGTGAAACTATTTTCTGTATTAACCTTCTTTCCCATAACACCAATACATATCAACAAAAAGGAGCATATCTCACAATATGCCCCAATTATATTTTGTTATTTTTTAGTGTCTTTTAGTCGTTTTGTTTTTGTGTCTTTTCAGCTTTTGGAGGACCAAATGAAACCAATACTTTTCGTGCAGTTGCTTTCCAACAACGCTTTGTTCTTCCACTTGCCCACTGAAATGTTGCACCCTTATCCAATAATGACAACACTTCCTTTTCGGTCTTGCATGCTGCGATATCTTGTTTTAATCCCATAATATTCCTTATAGTGTATAGGTCCGATGAATTCGATTATCCTTTTCGACAACCTTGATTTTGGTGCCATCTGGCCACCGTGTAATTACTCGATTCCAGTGAGCAACTTCTCCCTGCGCATCACTTTCGTTATCATATTCGGTTTCGGACACCCTGATGTTATCACGAACCACCACATACTTAACTTTTCGCGTGTTTGTATTTGTCATAATAATTAACTATAACAGTTATTAAGAATATGTCAACAATTATTTCGCAGAATCAAATAATAATTGTTTGTCAGTTTTTTTAATCGCGGTATACCACTTAATTATATCATTCATCTTTTTATGATTTAATATGATATGGTCACACCAAGGATTGCCCGTTTTTAATATATGATAACACCATCTAATTCTCTCTTTCCAACTAAGCGTTCCATTACACATACTGTAATACCACATTGATAATTCGATTTGATCCATTTCTGAATCATATTCAATTTCCAATGCTTCACTGCAACATTCACACTTTATAACAATGTTATTCATTCTTGATTACCGGATCGTAATTTTTCAATTTTCTTGCGAAGCATGTCTTGATACTTTGTTCCGCCATACATCTTTACCATTCTTGGATCAGGATTTGCCAACAATTTCTCCAAATCAGAAATTTCTAATTTGTTAATATCAATATTTGCTTTATCAACCTCACCCTCAACCGGCATACCCCATTCTTTAACATTTTTAGCATTGTGTTTTTTGGGGTCATAGCCACAATTAAAACATGAACCACCAAAATTAATATCATGAACTGTACATGGAGTGGAAGGTTTATTCTTCTTGCTATACTCAATATGAGATTTAGCATCATACGGTAATTCATTGGATTCTTGAAGAACTTTTATATTTAACTTATCAGCCAATATTTTTAAATCTTTATAATCCCAATTACCATGACGAGGGTCTTTTAACGGAAATTTACCTTTGGTTTTAATATACAACTCTACAATCAACATAAATTCTGGTTGACCACCCACATACGGAGAAAGATGTAATGCTTCACTTCTGCCATTTGGAAATATAATATAATGAAAATTCTTAATATTATCTTCTTCTTCTTCACGGTCTACTCTTAATTTATATATCTGACCATCACTAGCTTTATATTTAAATTCCGGAATCTCACCACGATATCTTTCCAAAATACACTCTTTAACTAATTGTTTTAAATCATTTTTATTCATAATTATTTTCCTTGCCATAGTATGTATTTAGGAGTTTTATCTCTAAAATTTCCATCTGCATAATACCACAAACCATCCCGCCTATTTCGCATCAACCAATTATAATATTGAGAAATATCAGTCGTAATTCTATAACATAAATATCCAGACCTTTCCCCATCTATTATTACTTCTTTAACATCATTGCCCCATATTTCATTAGCAATTTTTTTCGCTTCTTCAAAATTGGATTTAATATCATTATCTATATAATATTTGGCCCCATATGTTTCGGTTAATATTTCTTTAATTAATTGTTTCAATTCAGATTTTTTCATGATTAATCCCAAATTTCAAATTTACCAACATAATTTCCATTTATATCTACAATGGTGCCAACATCAAGACCACTATTAAGTTTCTTAATTACTTGTTGAAGCATATTAACAATATCTTCATTGGTAGATGCTGCTTCATTACCAAGTTTAATATTAACGCGAAATTCTTTACGTTCACCGGTCTCATTAATAACTTCTTTAATCAACTGTTTAAGTTGGGATTTCTTCATAATATTTTCCTTTACCACATTTGTTTTCTTTTTAATTGTTTCTTCTAACCATTTAACCCGCTGTCTTACCCACAATGCATCTTTTTTCATAAAAAGTAACATCACACCTTTACCGCGAGAATTGTTATACAACCATTTCAAGTCTTTTTTTGCCGTTTCCAATACCGGAAGCAATTCTTCCAATGACATTCCATTTATTTTCTTCAAAAATGCAACATCATCACGACCCCCAAAATCATCAGTTAATACTTGAATATTAATCATATAACTATAAATATAGTTATTTTATGTATTTCGATACTTTTTTTCCAACATATCCAAAACCATAGGATTAACATAATTACTTACCACCAATTTCCAACCATCAGGTCCAACTAATCCCTTAACCAAACTTGAACTAACTTCGGCTAAATCACGGGGAGGCATCAAAAATACAGTCTGAATATCTGGAGCTAAATCCTGATTGATATTACGCATACCACGTTCAAATTCAGCGTCAGTAGAATTACGAATACCACGAAGAATATAATTAGCACCAACTTCCTTAGCAAATTCAACCAAATATTTATTCTCAAATGACATAACTGTAAATCTATTTGCATACAACTCTGTTACCGGAAACCATTGATAATCTCTTAGCATTTCCATTCTTTCTTCAACGGTAAACATTGATTTTTTTGTCGGATTAACACCAACAGCCACAATAAGACGGTCAAATAAATTTAAACCATTACGAATCATCCAAAAATGCCCGTTGGTAACCGGGTCAAAACTTCCGGCGTAAATCCCTATGTTATTCATAAATTTCCTTTCATATAATACCACGGATTTTAAATTAAACCTATTACATGTTAACATATCATTGTTCATTTATAGTTAATGACGAAATGATAAAATTATAATAGGTTCTATTAATCAACAATTACGATGGCATTCGGGCAACGTTCAAGTTTAATGCGCTGTTCTTTAAATGGGCACTTTCTGTATCCATCTTCATGCTTTTTACCATTGATTAATTTAAATTGGTGGACCTGGCGAAATGATGCTATTCGCGTCCTGTAAAGGCCACAACGTTAATATACTACAAGTTTGTATGTTTTTGGATTTCATAATACCACCGGTAAACATCAACCACAATATTACTAGGATTTACATTATACTCATTCATACCAAGCAAATCAATCATTATGAACGAGTCACGATATTATCGTTATTATAGATTACCGTGAATCATCTACATAACGTGTTGCTTAATTTAAGCAGCAATTGCTTCGGCTTCACTCCAGTCGAATACAAAACTATCAACAACATTTTCAGTTGCAACAGTCTCGACATTCTCAGGAACGTAATCGAAACTCATAAGTGTGTTAGCATTTATGTTTTAATGGATTTTTAACGAGACCAACCATCATTCTCGACTTGCAATCAACTTCATGTCTCTAAGTCGATTCTGTTCAGGCCCATATCAAAGATCAGTTACTTCTCTTCTTCTAAAAAGTCACACAATTCATTTAATGACAAATTATTACCAAATGCAGCCACTAAATTTTGTTTTTCTAAAATAGTAAGAAGCCGCCTAGAATCTGCACTCGATTTTGTTTTATTTTCTTCAATAATTCTGCCAATTCTATTAATTGTTTCTTCATAATATTAAATATATTGTATATTATCTAAAATGTCAACAATAATCAAAATATAATTAAGATTTCTTTTACTTTTATTCTTTTACCAACTATTTATTAGCATGGGGAACATTACTATATGGGAAGAAAAAAGTTATATAAATCAATTGAAGAAATTAAAAAACAAAATATAGAAAAATCATTGCGGTATTATTACAAAAATAAAGAAGCAATCAACAAAAAGAGTATGAAAAAATATTATGACAACAAATGTAAATTGGATTAAATCGTGGCATTATTATAGAAGATATCTAAAACTTATCAATCATTACAAACTAAATCTACCGGAAGACGATGTTTACACAGAAAACCATCATATCCTTCCAAAATCGATGGGTGGAAGTAACAACAAAATAAATTTGGTAAAATTAACACCACGAGCGCATTATTTGGCACATTATATGTTATGGAAAACATATGGTAATAGAGAAATGGCATTTGCATTTAATTGTATGAATACGGCATCAAAAAGTGGTAAATGCCATGTTAGATATCTTAATAGTAAAATCTATGAAAAATTTAAATTAGAACGCAAACAATTTTATAAACATTCGCCAGAAATTATAAAATTATTGAGTGATATGAAAATGGGAAAAAATAATCCCAATTTTGGAAAAAAACAAACGGAAGAATCCAATAGAAAACGCCGGTTATCTTGTATTAATGCTGGATGTGGAAAATCAAGTAAAGGAAGAATCCCGTGGAATAAAGGAAAATCAGGATGTCAGGTTTCTTGGAACAAGGGAAAGAAAATGAACAAGACATTCATTGACAACGTTAAGCTTGGAAAATCTCGTACGAAAATAATTCCATGGAATAAAGGATTAAAATGCCCGCCCACTAAAAAACAATTAGAACAATTAAAAGAAATGCATAAAAATAATACCGGAAAAAAACGAACATTTACACAAGAGCATTGTAGAAATATTAGTTTTGGAAAAACGAAACATAATTAATCCTCGTTCTTCTGTATTATCCAAAAATCACTTGCCAACACATTAACCAATACATATCCATATGGTAAAGTAAAATATCCACCCATCATAACTTTATTACCCCAACTATTGCGACATATAAATATCTTTTTATTATCATCATACCCAACTATTACTATCGCATGTCCACCAAGACATTGTTCCCGTTCCACATCAGGCATCGGTACTATTCCACTATTAATAACTTGTTCACTCTCAAAACTCTCATATATCTGTATACCAAATGATATCGGATATCCTTGTACCAACGCAGTCTTAATACCAATCAATGTTTGTGGAACACTCATATATTGAATTACTTGATGTTTTTCGGCATGTATGTAACAATTATCAGATGGCTTAATCGCAAATTTGCTTTCATCATATGCCCACTCTGTTTCATCACACACACCTTGCTTAATTAATGCTTTGATAGCATCACGAATTTGACACCCGTCATCATTATTTACATTCTCTTCTAATAATCGAGCGTTATAGTAAATCATTAATCGACTGGGAATGAAATCAGGACTCCCTTGCTTGCGTTGTTCAAAATTAAATATGCATCCGGTTGAGTGTGCTACACAAGAACCCAATTTCCCTTGGTCCCATACTTCTGGCATAAATGGGGATGATCTTAAATCAATGACAGGTGGCAATGAAATTGGAGAGGCAACTTTAAATTTTCTATCTCTTATATCCACCACATCCCGTTTATGTCCATATTTATAGTTTCTATTCATATACTATATAAATAGTATTTGAGAAATTAATTAATTATAAATCACGCGGATAATTGTAATTGATTTGAATTTACCACATTTCCAAAATGATTTTCTCGATTCAGTTCGTCGGGGCTAAGATTTAGCGCCTCGGCTGTCAATTCAACATTCTTTTCGGTATTGCCATTCCCCCAGAAACTTATTACCTTGCTATCAGTCCATACCCTCCCGGTATCCAAGTCCTGACACACAGCACTTGGCGAATAGCGCATTCTTTTAAAGTATGCATTAAACTCCACGAAAAATTGCCGGTTTATAACTCTACCGAAATAAAATGCACGGGTCGAACCATAAATGGGAAGTAACATCTTCTTCCCATATGTCAACTTGTCTTCCCTTATATGACCCTCAACAAGTTCTTTGCAGAAATCCCCAAATTTAGTTAGCATGTCCTTATGGCAATCCCCATGTCCACGAACTATCGCGGTATCCATAAAAATAACAATCGACATCGCATCCTCATCATCCCAATGCAATGCCTTGTTCATACAAAATAAATGGTCAGGACTCTCCCCAATAAACCCCCGTTTTATCAAAGGTAACCCACAGTTATTATCACTATTTAATGACTCATTCAATTTACCTTCAAATGCTAACCACATCTCATCCAATTTATCCCGGTGCTTATTATGTAAAGACCACATCACCTTATATGCCTTAATGGGATCCCTATATCGTCTTATTATTTTTCTATATAATGTCTCCGGAAATCTCGGTGGTCTTACTTCCAATAACCTATTCTTAATATATCTTAATTTTTTACTTAATCTGTCCAATCCACCCTTTAAACGGACTTCCTTGCTATTAGGAGATTTCAACAGTCTCTCTATATAACACATCTCATCCAAATACCCCTCAATCAGTATTTCCTTCAGTTGTAAATCATTATTAATCATCTATACCTCAAATATAAACATAATCTAATTAAGACAGTATTGAACATATCTTATAAATATTAAAAATTAACGAAAACCGAACCAAAAGTTTCAGGTGAAATTTTTCCCGCGTGTTTTTTTCAAAAATCACCCAGAAAAGATAAAAAAGTACATACCAAAATCACTTATTAATGAGAACCACTATTATAACTTACCAATTTACCCTTTTAAGAACGAAAAATCTAATAGAAAAAATGACCAGCATGTGTAAAAGAGGTATCCTTCAAGGGGGGTGTCGGCTACCCCCCATGTTCAGAAGGGTCCCCCCCTCATTTTGAGGGGTATATTGGGGGTAAGGAGTCTATTTATGGCTATCCCCATGGCACCTGGGGTAGAGTATTGACATCCCCTATGGTATGTGGTATACTTATTATTACTCACCATATATGGTAAGTGATTAATGATTAGATGGTTAGGTATGGTGTACCGATTGGAAGTTCATCTGTCCAAGTAATAATGTCCAATTTATTCTCCATTGCGAACCAATCATCTTAATTGGTGATATGGATAGCGATAGGCATATCTTTCTGTTCATCTGGTAAATCATTTCCGATTAAAACATGGGTAATGGAGAAATGCCAATGTGTATGCCACGAACCAAATAATCGAGTAATGCATATTATGGCGTGTTGTGATGGTGGATGGAAAAAACGCCTTCCCTCAACATTCTAATTGACTTTAATATAAAGAGGATTATAATACTGATTATGAACATTGATTGTATGGTTATTGATTGTACGGACACTTTTAAGATTCATGGTTGCTGGTTGGACGGTGTGTTTTATAAGGGTAAATTGGGGTCATTTAATTATCTGTTGGGCCAAGAGTTTTCCATGCGTGATGCTCGACAGATGATTGATGCATTGCCACAGATTACTGGACTTGCTGATGGTACACAATACCCGATTAGTTAATGGTTGACATTTAATACAAAAAGGATATAATAAATAACAATGAATACGACAATTACACCAGCAGTTCACACGCCAGCCAAGACTCAGACCATCGTTATCTCTCCCGAAATTAATACTCCCGAAACCATTACCATTGAACTTAGTAAGGCTGAAGCAGGTATTATTGCTTCAGTTCTCGGTAAGGTTTGCCCAATGGTTTACCCAATGGTTAACAGGAATCTTACGGATATTCTCTATTGGGAATTGCATAATTTTATTGACGATTCTCAATTATACCGTGAAGAATATTCTCCGTTGTTTGAGGGTACCATCCGATGCGTGGCAAGTCAAAAACAGATGGATAAATTGTTGAAATAATTGTTTGACATTATCAATAAGTGGGTTATAATAAACAATATGAAACACAAAATTATTCCAGAATTTGATTGACTTATTTATATAATCGTGTAGTATAGTCAAATGAAACGCAAGATGAAGCCAAGTCAAGTTGAGTATATCCGTTCAGCACGAAAGATGATTACGGCATTTAACCCAACTACGAAAGTCGTACCCGACAAGAAAACCATTTACAAGAGAAAAGATAAATACGGAAAGAATTGGGACTAAATTATGACACTATTAGCTGATTCGGCAATGACTCAAAAAGAATATGAACAGGCGAAGTTTAATGCTGCTATCAAGGAGTATTTGACTGACAATCTGACTGTCAACATCAGTCAAGATACACAATATGAGGATAATAGTAACTACTTGGGACTTACTGTGGAATTGCTTCTTGATGGCGATGTAATTTCTACTGCTCATACAAGCACATATATTGGTAGTTGACAAAACAAAATAAAGGAATATAATAAATAACATGAAATCAATTATGTATCGTTGTAAGACCGCAGATGAACTTGGAAACATGGTTAAAATCTTGGTGGCAATGGGATATAAATATGACCATAATCTCGACATCCACTTCCGAAATCCTGAAGATTTTCGTCGTACATTCAACACATATCAAAGTATTCGTATTAATGAAAACAACCAAATTACAGCATGTAATCCTGCCTTTGATTTTACTGGTATCGAGTATAAAACATCAATCGCATTCGTTGAGGCTGCCAGTGATGTGAACCTTATGGTTGGCGAATTTGAAGTTATCAAGATTGATGGTGGCGTTAAGATTGGTTGCACCACGGTTACCATTGACAAGATTAAGGAAGTGTTGGCATTTGCAGAATCAAACTAAAGGAATAAATTATGTCTAGAATTGCATATCGTTGTAAATCGCAGGAAGAACAAAAACAAGTTTGTGTAATCCTTGAATGTCTCGGATATAAGTATGCTTTTGGTATTGATGAAAGCGATAAGAATCCCACAGAATTTTCCCGTGACTTTAAATCATATCCTGTCATTGGATTGGGCAGTGACGATTCAATTATGGGATGGGGGTGTGATAGAAACGACTGTCAAGTTAATACACTGGCAGAATTTCTTAATCGAGTCGTTAAAACTCCGTTTATGATAGGAAATGACGTTGTTACCAAAATTGGTAATTGTGTTAAGTTTGGGAATGTGACACTAAATGTGGACACACTAAATCAATTGTTGACACTTGCAGAATCAGACTAATGTCTCGATATCAATCCACTATTAAGTAATTAAATAACAGTCACTTATAATAAGTGACGCGCCTTACTTAATTATTAATTACTTGTTGACTTTAATGTAAATTATAGTATACTCCTACTACTATGAAGATTGACTTAACCAAGATAGACCGAGAAATGTTTATCATCAAAGAAGGAAACATTGGTGGTAAATCTGTGTATCTTATTAATCCACACGACATTAAGTGTAAATTTACCAAAGAGACGATGATGCTTCGTAGTGTTATGGTTGATGAACTTGGCAATGTGATTAGTAAGGCATATTGCAAATTTTACAATATGGGTGAACAACCCGACCTATATCCTCATCCTGAGAAGTTTAAGGATTGGGTGTTGTCTAACAAAGAAGATGGTTCATTAATGATTTGCGATTTTATCAATGGCGAATTTAATGTTAGAACGAGAGGCACTATTAGTTATATGTCTCTTGATAACTCTTCTGACTTTGATTTTGTGATTGGCAAATATCCAATTGTTGAAGTTACTACGAAATATTCTGATTATACTATTCTATTTGAAATTTATAGTCCTAATAATGTAATCGTCTTGAAACCATATAGTGAACCCGAAATTGTTTTTCTCGGTGCTTATGATAAACGAGATAATACTTACCATTCATTTTATAGCCCACTCGGCAAAGAAATTCAATCATTTGTTAATTGTAAAGTTCCTGAAATTTATAAGATGAATGGTAGTGTTTTGGATATTGCTACCGTCATTCAACAATGGGAACGTAAAGAAGGTGTTGTTCTTAATTACAATGGCGATAAAAACCGTGTTAAAATGAAGTCTAATTGGTATTTGTTTAGACACGCATTAAAGAGCAAATTGAATAGTATTGACAATTTAGTGGATTTGTATATTGAATTGGGATTTCCGGATTACAATACATTTTTTACTAACATTGAAATCACCATTGATTTTGAAACTGCCAACGAATTTCGTGGTAATATTAGTAAAATTGTGGATGCTTGGAAGGAAACCCAAAAAATCATTAATCATATGAAAGAATTTGTTAAAGAAAATGATGGTTTAATTCGTAAGGATTTTGCTCTTAAAGTGATTTCTGCGTGGGGTAATACAAACCGTGCATCTTTCCTATTCACACTTAAAGATAAAGGTGAATTGACTGTTGACCAAAAAAAGAAATTAATCTTTCAATCAATCCGTTAATTTTTAGATTTCCTCCAATTATTATCTGCCCACATAGGTTGAAGATTGGTATAATGACACGCCACTAAAAACTGATTTCTATCTTCAAGATTAAACCATGCTAACGGAGTAATATGGTCTATGTGCCACCCGTTAATTTCCCAATTTTCCCAAGTCATTTCCGGTTGAAATTTTGACTCAATGTATATTTTAAGTTCTTCTACTGAACACCCCAAATCCTTAACAGCAGACCCTCGTTTTTGTTGATTTTTTAAGGCACAATATAATCTGTTACGCAACGCAAGTCCTAATTTATATCCAATGTCACTTTTCTTTTTATTATTTCTATAAAGATTTGCAGATTTATAATATTTTTTATAGTAACCCGGATTTCTTTTCTTCCACATTTTAATTTTTTTAGTCACTTTGATAACATTATTTTTTCTATACTCTCGACTTCTTTCATTCTGACGAATTTTATTTAATTGATGATATTCTGTATTATATTTTTTCGTTTTTGTTTTGTATTCATCTGTATCCTTAATTTTATAATATCGTTTTAATTGTTGTTTATTTTCACTATATTTTTCCTTGGCATATGCCAATCTTTGTTTTTTGTTTTTTTCATAATTCCTCTTATTTCTCAGTTTTAATTTCAACAATTTAATAGTATCATCCAACAATTCTAAATCTGTCATATCTTCAATATTTTTCTTTATTTGCATAATATCTCTCCAAGTTTTTCTTCTTTTCTGACTTGCAGTTTTTCCAATAATATTTCATTCGTCTTGCATTTTTTGCTTGTATTCTTTCTTCTTCCGTGATATATTTTTTCTTTCGTCCCATAATAATTTCCTTATACTAATAAATAGTATCAAGCACAATAAAAACACAAAAAAGATTAATAAATTATAGATTGACATTTAATATAAAAGTGGTATTATTTAAGGTATGGACAATCCAGCTACGATATTGAATCCGGTAATCAAGCAAATTGCTGAGCACTTTGAGTTTCACATTTGTTTTGTTGAAGATGGAAGTGATTCGATGTGGACAATCACTGGGCCGGTTGATGATAGGTGGGATGGACCTAGTTTTTACTGGACAAGCAGAGATTCCTTTGAGAATTTCCTTAATGAAATGAAGCAATACTTCGTTGATAGTGGTTATCCTAGTAACCGATAATTAATTATATGTTACCAATTGCCAAACGAGTGATTTGTCATAAAGATTATAGTGGGTTCTTTTGTTTTTACTGGGAAGATACAGATACGCCATTAACCTACGATGAATTGCGTGATATGGAATTAATCTATAATGACGCATTGCTACAGCAGTTCGCTGACACGATAATTGACCTTGACTAATTTATAAAATAGTGTAATATAAACGAATGAAACACAAATTTGAAAAAGGTAATGTTGTAGAATATCAAGGTTATGTTTTTGAAATTTCCAAGATTGAGAACAGAGGGGATGTTCTTCATTATGGATATTTTGTTGATGGCAGAATTATCAACGGTATTGTTATAAGTGCTCGAAAATTTAGTTCTGGGTGGATTCCCGTTATTCTATTGGATGAAGTTGGAAAACTCATAAAACAACAATTTAATAGTTGACACCATTATAAAAAGTGGTATTATTACAATGAAACTTGAATTGACACACCTTCCGTTTGTTGAAATGACACAAGATGGGACGTTGGATTATTGGGAATCTGCCAAGGCTACCGAATACTCAGATTGGAATCCAGCAGAAGTCACATTTGTTTCAATTGGAGACTTAAAAGAGAAGGCTCGGCAATTATCTCGTGAAAAAAATCCCCCATATTACCCACGTAGTATGTTTGCTCCTTTAATTTGGAATGGAACTGTTGGATTTATGAGTAAAGCGTGGATTAAGACAAAATATCCCAAAAAAACTGCATATAATTACCGATTCGGCACAGGTCTTTATGGAAATTCAGGGACTTTGCTTTTTGTAGAAGATATTTTTGATTGGGCACATCATCGTAAAGAAAAAAAAGATGTTCGGTCTGCTTATGATTTTATTTGGCAGATTTATAAAGGTGAGCTAACTTTCTAATTGATGTATTTATAAAATATAGTAGTATCTAAGAATGTAGATGCCGCTTATTTTTCCAGTATCTTTCCATTGATTTTTCATTGCACGCCTTTTTGTTTTTGTAGTAGTATCGTTTTGAACGATTGTTCCACTGCTCTCGGATTTCTTCGATTGTTCGGTGTAACTTTTTTCTTCCCATAATGTGTTGTTCTCCATACATATAAGTATTAAGTGAAAGAATAAAAAGTGAAATAAATATTGACTATTGTGTGAAATGTGTTATTATATTGTTAATGAACAAATTGACTATTTATAGCACATGCGGGGCAAGTGGGTCAGGTAAAAGCACATTCATTAATAAATTTGCCAAGGAAAACAACCTTCCTATTGTATGTCCTGACACAATACGAGCAAGAATTGGAACTGGAGAAGGCGACCAAACAAAAAATGCAGAAGTGTTTAGGATTGCAACCCAAGAACTGATTCAACATTTGAGAAATGGACAGTCCGTATGTTGGGACGCAACCGCATATAATGAAAAAAACAGAGAATTAATTAACAAGCTTGCAAAACAATTTAACGCAGAGATTGAGTGGCATGTATTTCAGGTTCCATTGCAAACGTTGATTGACCGACAGAAATTGCGTTCAAGGCAGGTTCCTGATGATATTATCAAACGTCAAGTTGATAATATGACCATTCCGAACCCCGAAGCAGATGTTAAAATTGTGAGACACTAGTTATGATTTACCACGGACGTTTTAATCAATTTTGGGAATATGGCACCTATCAGGATTATGATTGTGTCGTTATTGCTGACACCGAATCCGAAGCACTTGGATTGGTATTGATGGCATATGAAGATACATTACCTGCCGATTGGTCGTTTGAAATCATTGAAAACAAAACTGGTGTTACACATATTAGTCCAAGGGGAACATAAATAATAGTTGACAAATTAAGTTAAAAGGATATAATAGAGAATATGAATATTTTATTAAATGTATTTAATGATAAAGCAATAATTGAACTAATCGTCAATCGTTGTTTACAGAATGGCAAGAAACTCGCACCCAATATGGTTGATTGGAAATCGAATAAAAATGTCGGGTGTATCCAGATTGATGAATCCAGGGTATATTGGTGGAGTACTGACCCTTACAATGGTAGTTCTTTAAAATATGATATCAAGTCGTTTTCAGACTGTGATGCTGTGTTGAATGTCTTGTTTCCAATTAAGAAAACAGTTGCTCCCGAAAAGAAGAAAACTGCCAAATTTAATGTTGGTGAACGAGTGTTCATTACCAACAATCTCCAGTGTGAAGGTGTGGTTGATACAATTCTTGAAATCACAAATCACAGTGGCGGACTATTTCTTGTTGAATTGGACGAGTCAGAACCATTGGCAAATAAGAATTATGTTATTGAAAAGGTTGTGGTTTATGGTATGCACCTTAACGAACCTTCCCCAAACCCAGTTTATCTTGATGAAGTAGTTTTTACTTATAGTGATGGTAAACTACGCAACATCAATGTGTTGAAGGAAGATATGTATTACATCGAAGGTCATAAGGTTGGTACGACTGATTACCGCAAATATTCCAAGTCAAAGATTAACGGTAAGATTTACAGTTCCAATAAAATGTAATTGACATCGGTACAAAAAAGGATATAATCAATAATATGAAAACACTAACAAATGCGGTCTATTTTAACGTTTATAATAACAAACATGTCATTCGTGAGATTGTCAAGTTTTGGAAATCGGTCGGGGGCACAGTTTGCTCAGACGTTGACGGTGCAGCAATCGGCGATAATACAATCGAAGTAATTGATATTACAACGGGACATCAACTTAGTTGGTGGTCAGAAATGTGGAATCGTTCAGGTAATGGTAAAATTGAAAAGAATATCCATACTTTCAATGATTTTGTTGTATGGTATAACCTCAATCTTAAAGAAATCCATTTAAATGTCGGTGATAAAGTCAAGATTAGTTGTGGCCGGTTTGATGGAACGGGGGTAATTCTCCGTGATGTTTCTGATATTTGCCCCGATACTAATTTCGCGAAAAAATCCAATTATTTGGTTAAATTGCCCGAAATGGTTACGGTTGAAAAACCTGCGGTATTTGGAACTAGGTATCTCGTATTCAATGAAATCTTTCTTACGAAGATTGAACCAGAGCCGATGTATATTGATGAAGTCCATTTTTATTATGATGATGGTGTATTGCGAACACTGAATGTATTGAATGAAGATGACAAATATATCGAAGGTCATAAGTTGGGAACCAAGGATTTTCGTCGGTATCTCAAATCCAAGATTCAAAATGGCAAGATTTTCCGGTTCAGGGGATAACACAATGAAGAACATGCTAATTGTATTGTTGATGATTACGACATTGTCTCTAACGGGATGTGCCAAGTGGCGAAATGAAATTGCGGCAGATGGTGGATGGATTGGAAGCTATTCAGGAGATTACATTGTTCGTAATGATAGTGGTGGTAAAATTATGGATATGTGGGTTCTACACAATGTAATGGTTCAATCAGACCAACATGGTTCTGGGTGGTTATTTCAAGACCAAAATGGAAATGTAATTCATCTTGGCGGAGATGTAAAAGTAACCCGATTAAATCACGGTGATTCAATAAAGTGGCATGAATATCATGCAGAATTTGAAGCACTAAGTTATCAGGAAATGTATGCCAAGTAATACTTGGCGCGTCCAATTAAATAATCATTGACATTATTATAATTTTTGGTATTCTATATAAATGAAATACGTTAAATTCTCTGATATTAAGGTCGGACAGGTTTTCTTCTATTATTACAGGAATGAACGCCCTATTAAGTGTATCAAGTGCATTCCAGATAAGTGGCACAATGGGTATTACTTGGATGCTCCGATGTGTTCAGATGATGGTTGTTATTTTATGGATGGGGATATATTGACATTGGAACTTGACAGTTGACATTATTATAACTTTTGATATTCTTACTGGTATGAACGATACACTGATTGCACCTGTTCCCCCATTGGAAAGTTACGATAAGGAAACCGCAGACCTTGTTCAGTGGATTGTTGAACACGAAAAGGAAATCAAAGACAATCGTGCTTGGGTAGAATTCAAGAAAGATAATCCCTATACTGTTTGTCCTGATTGCAATAAGAAATTGAAGTGGTGCCAATGTCCATAATTAAATTGTTTCGGGTATCTCTTAGATGGATTATTACTCTGTTCAGAAAGAAAAACCAAAGTATGTTCTATAAAGTTGCTGCTCTCTTAATCAAAGATAATCCTCATCAACGGTATGTCATTCACCAATCACCAACAGGAATACTAATATGGCAAAAACTACTATAGTTGTGAAATCCAAAAATAAAATTTGTATGGATGTTATTGATGAGTTTTTTGATAAGACGCCTGCTCAAAAAGCCGCAGATAAATTGTTGACATTTTTATAATAAAGTGTATCATTGATAATTATGTGGACTAAGCCAAAATTTTGGGGTGGTCATAACACGGAAAATTACATTTTCTATCTGGCAGATAAGAATGGTAAGCAACTTCATTTTGAAATTTGTCCCGATTGGCAAGAACAATACGAATTGTGGTTGACAGGTAAATCAAAAGCATCTATACTTGGTATGAAATTAAAAGACTAACATGAAAATTAAAGATTTTGCAAAAATTGTTGTGCCCAAGAGTTTTCCGGATTCACCCACAGATTATTACCCCGATTTAAAATTACATCGGTATTACAAAACCCTTGGATTAAATCCTGATAATGGGGAAGGGTATGGTAGAATCATTGATATTCTTCCCAATGGTAATGTAATGTTGGAAAGTGGTTACAAAAGTTATTATCATCAACCATCAATCAAAGAATTTAAGCCAAATGAAATTGAAGTTGTTGGAATTGTGGATTGTAATGGTCGGGTATTAGTGGCTGGTGATATTGTCTATATTGCCAAACACNATTTNNTNATTAAANCAGAATATATTCAACCTACCAAGTGGACAATCAAATATGGTAGACATTATCTTGGTGCCCACTTCTGGAATGCCAAGGAAAACAGGAAATTCAGTCAATACTTCCCAGAAGGAAGATTGTGGCAGCCGAAATAAATCATTGACATTTAATATAAAAGGACTAGAATAAAATATGTACACAATAAATAATATCCAAGATACGACGAAAGCAGTTAAAGTTTACGAAATGGTGAAGGGTGCCCCGTATGTGATCGATACAATGGGTCGTGGTAATTCCGAGTTGTATGACGGTGCCATTGCGATTGCAACTTATAACAATATCATCACATTTACAACAGATAATACGATTGTAGTCCATACTGAACAAGATATTGATATTTTTCGATTTCGCCCACTTAATTCGGTAACAGTGACAATCTCTCAATAAGGAATTAATATGATTATAAACCATCAAGACCTATTGGATAAGTATGTTAATGGTGAACTCTATTATATTCAAGACTGTGAATGTAACGGTTCGTCAAATACTAAGACACAGTTAAACAATTTAAAGATTGAAGTAACAGAATATGTTGAACGGTATAATACCTATAACAAGGATATTATTCACGTTCCCAAAGAATATTACTTTGACATTTTCGATAACTAAGATATACTTATCTGCAATGAATCAAATCCTTATAACTGCTCGAATATGACCTATAAACTAATTATGGTTCGTTAGCTCAATGGTCGAGCGGCTGCTTTAGTGATTTAGAAGTATTTGGAACTTAGACCTTAAATGGTCTAAAAACTAAGCGGTTGATGTGGGTTCGATTCCCTCACGAACTACCAGTTAATATGAAAAAACAATATAGTCAAGTACAAATTGGTGATAAATTATTGGTGAATAAACAAGAAGTCACCGTAACCAATGTTTACTCTTACAGTAATAACTTTGATAACATCATTGTCAAGTTAACCCTATCTGATGGTAGTATTCATTTTGGATGGGATTATAGAGAAGTAGATGTCATTCAATACCTATAATTAATGAATTAAATCATTGATACTCTTTGTATAATACCCTTTAGTCGCGCCAAGTTATGGTCATTTAAAATGTGTTGACATTTATAATTACTTTGGTATACTCTTTAAATAATGAACGACATTACTTGGCATACATGGGACGATGATAATTTTGAACAGTTGATTAAAGACAATCCTAATCGTCAAGCAGTATACCAAACGGATATTACCTATCGTGTTGGAACATTGAGTAGTCACAATTCTTATGGTGATGGGTTAATGCACGATGTTGGTGAGAAATTGATTAAGTTTGCATTTCTGGACTAAACATGACAAAGATTGAACAGTTGGCGATTGAAGGTCATGGAGCAATTCAGGTTGATGAATCTCCCGATAAAGTTCCGCCGATTGTATTTCTGGGTGGGCCTATTAAACATTGGTGGCAAGATGGTCAATGGGGAACACCAAAACACAATGAGTATATCACTTGGCGAACTGCTCTTGAAGCTGCCTTAGTTAAAGCTGGATGTGCCGTTTATTGTCCATACAAAGCAATTCGTGGTCGTTGGAATGAGAAGTTACAACGAATTAACGATGCTGCAATTATTAGTTCTGATGTGTTCATTAATATGACACCGAAAGATATTCCTGCTATTGGGACTGATGGTGAAGTGTTATTCGCTAAATCTGCCGATGTTCCTATTATTCTTGCTCCTCCTGCTGGTGAATGGGAACTAAGCAATTTAATCTTTATTATTACCGAACATTATCTATGAGATATTGTATTGAGATTCTATTGAATCCCGGTTGGTTTGTGTGGTCAAGTAATTTTGGTAAAGGATTTGAATATGAATCTGCCAGAAAAGAACGAAAACGAGGTGAAAAGATGACACGGGGAATCGATGTTTCCTTTCGCATTGTGCATTTAAACAGTTGACATAAATAAGAAAAAGGATATAATAAATAATATGAATAAATTCAACAGCTGCGATAAAGTTGTTCCCCATTCCAAAACAATTACTGGACCATCACTTCAATCATTTGCTTCCTTCAAAGATTGCTGCCGAGCCAAATATATCATTGTCAGTGATTATAAAGATGGTGTGATATTTCGGGGTACTGATGGCAAAACAGGTTGGTTGGTATTTTACCGAGTCTGAGATGACCCATTATAACAAAAACACATTTAAAATTGGTGATAAAGTTGTTGCACACCAAAAGACAATCGGCGGTGCCTCGGTCGATACATTTGAACATTTTAAACAATTTGTTAAGGGACAATTTGTTAAGGGAAAATATCTTACCGTTTTTAAGTTTGAGGAAGATGGTACTATTCGATGTAAAGAAGGTTTTAATAGTTGGTATTTCTTCCCGCAAGATTTGACACTGTATGTTGAAAAATCCAGTGATAAATTTAAGAAGGGTGACAAGGTTCTCGTTGACAATACGTGCAATAACGGTTGGTACTATAATGGCAAGTCTGGTGTAGTGAGTGATAGACTCCCCGAAGAATTGTGTCCTGATGGAGGAACGATGGCCGATGTGATGTATATCGTCAATTTTACCGATACGGTTGGTGTTATCAGTGAAGATGTAATGAAATTGATTGAGGACGATTATTTCATTGGTGGTCATAAGGTTACAACCGATAAGGGTGTGGTTAAGGTTGGTTGTTATGTTGCGACCAATGCAAAACTGAAAGTTATTAAGGAATTGATGGGCAAGGGTGTAGAAATGTCTATCAATGGCAAACCGATTACCAAGAGTGACTTGGAATATCTGAAAAAGAAGTTGACTTAATTATAAAAATAGATAGAATAGTGAGTATGAAAACGGTTACGATTGTCATGGATGACTCAGCAATTGCTCGTTTGAATGAAATTATCAATGATGATAAGGTAAGCTGGGCCAGAGCTTATGGATATTTGACTGGTATTTTAGTCAATGAAGAATTGACTGATGCTATGGATAAGCTATTTGTGAAGATTCAAAAGCAAAATATTGGTAAGTTCTAATGAACTATTCATTTACACCAGACCAATTTACAGATATGGTCAAGTCAGATTGTGCTGGACAAAAATCACGATTTGCCAATCACTTTGTTCGATTTATCAATAGTGGTTGTAATCCCAATCTGTTCCATAAATGGTTCTATCAACAACTTAGCAATTGTTTTGGAATGATTGCACACTATAATAAAAATGGGTTTTACGAAACATATTTTACCAGCACAGAAAATCTGGCGGAATTCCTTAAAGAATGTTTGCAATATGGTTGTTATGGTTCACCAGAGTTTACATATTGTGACGTGGAACGTGAACTAAAACCCTATATGAAAGATGTGTTGACAAAGATTAGTAAATAAACTAAATTTGGTAGTCTATTATACTAGTACTTCTCCAATATCCTTTTGGAATTTTGTTAAGGCCATAAAATTTGCATAATTTATTTTCAAATAGTTCTTGATATAATTATAGAATGTGGTAATATTAATAGTATGAACAATATTAAACCCCTTGAAAAATCCTTTATTAAAAATTGCGATGGTCTCGGAGACCATCAATTTACATATATTAAACATCACGGAAATGTTTATATGTATCGTCGTGATTATATGGACGGAAAACTTCACAGTTACGAAGTATTTGAAAGCCAACTAGTTAAAGAGGGGGCTGCACTTCCCAACGGAGAAACAGTCAAACAGGGGTATATGAAGTATGTCACCAGTAATAGTCGTGCTGGTACTGCATATTTCTGTAATGAAAAGGGTTCTGCGGATGTTCGATATGATGAACTGATTAAGAAGGTTGAAGGTCGTAACACGGAAACCACAGAAGATACTACAGAAGAAGGTGTTACAACTATTGTGACTAAGGGTAAGCGTGGTCGCAAGGCGGTGGCTCGTCCTGAGATTGTTTTGCCAACGTCCAAGTCGTTTACCATGAAGGACTTGCTTGCTATTAACAAGGAATGGAATCAACCGACATTGTATCTTGCAGTTAAGAAATCTTCCAAGATCAGAGTGGTTGGTACACAACCCAATAGTGGTGGTCGTGGTAAGCCAGCAGTAACATACTCGGCAGTTTAGAAGTGATTGGTAAAGGAAATAAATTATGCTTCAAATTATTCTTGTATTAGTTTATTTGGCACTACTTGTTTGGACATGGCTACCTGATTGGTATTATAATTGGACTGATAATTTATTTTCAACTATGATGCTTACTCTATTACTTGCGTTTCTCATGTTCTTTAATTTAGGAATGGCTATTATGATTAGTAGGGTTGAAGTTGGTAGGTCTGATGCTACATGTTATATCTATTCATTGAGGAATGAGGCCGAGATTAATGGTCAATTTTTCATTGGTAGTGGGTATATCAATCAAAGACAACGTTATTTTTACTTTTGGAAGAATGACCGTGGTGGTTTTTGCCTAGGCGGTATTCCTGTAAATAATGTATAACTGTTTCAAGACGAGAATGTTAAACCACGAATGGATTGGCAAAATATTCATTATCGTCAAAATCGGTGGATTTGGACTTGGCCTACATTGAATATGGTGGAAGATAGTAAGTATGATTTCCATATTCCTACCAATTCAATCATAATGGAGTATAAAGTTAAGTAGTTGATAGTAAAGGCAATATTTATATTGCCGCGCCATTTTATTTAAATGTTGACATTATTATAAAATATTGTATAGTATAACCATTATGAATCACAAATGCACTTGGTGTAACAAGAATGATGCAACGCTTCAACGGTTGGATGCCAGTCGTATTTTTCATTGGTTTCACCCTAAGTGTTGGTTGGAACACTGTAAATTCTTGACAGGTAATTAATTTAACGTATAATTACAGAATTATGAAACATTATATTGTTTATCTAAATGGACATCATTAAAGCTGGTTCATTTGGAATGGCTGAGAAGAAAGCAACACGATTGTTTAATCCTGATAACAAGTTTCACTTAAATGTAGTTTATACGGAGATTTGATTTTATGAAAACCGCACTTGAAATTGCTCAAGACTTTAACAATAACATTATGAATGGAAATTTGTCTGATAATGTTATCCAAGAATTGGCCAAACGGATTCAATTGGCTATGGAGGATGCTGGGCAAGAGCGGTATGATGCTGGCTATGATGCTGGCTATGATGAAGCAGCTAATCGTTGTACTAATTAAAGTGAAACTGTTTTTCTATTCATTGGTGATGTTTCCAAGTTGTTTCTGTTATGGTGAACTAATTTATAAATGGGAAAATGAATGAAAACTGCACTTGAAATTGCACAAGAATTTAATACGACTATCTTGAAGGGACAACTTAATCCTAATGGTTCAGCTATACAAGAGTTAGCCAAGAGGATTTTATTGGCTATGGATGATGCTCGTCGAGAGGGTTATGATAGTGGTTATAGTGATGCTGAGTATTATAATTAATTCTATTGACACCACAATAAAATAAGGTATACTATACAAATGATTGAAATTCTTCCTGATGGTTATTGTTCTAAGTATGGTAAGTTTGTTAATATTATTCGTGATAATAGCAAGATTCTTTTGTTGTATGGGAACAGTCCTGCCGCATTTATTGTGAATCGGGTAATGTTTATCCATAAAGACCCGCGTGGTAATATCCCCTCTGTTCATGATGAGGCATTATCAGTATTCGGCAGAGACTTTTCGTGGGCGTATGATAGTACCGTAATTCAACCGATTCAGAATGTCACCATTTCTTTGTAATTAATTCTATTGACATTAATATGAAAGACACCAAATGTATTTGTAAGCCGATGGATGGTAATAACTGTCCATATCATTTTCCACCCGCACAATATACCATTTATATTAAACTTGGTGAAAATCTTAATGCTGGTGTTACCAAGATTATTCAAGATAAAAGCAATGCACATATTGAGGGTGCTGGTGGTAAGTTAGTAAGTGTTGATTTTAATGAGCGGAATTATTACATAACTGCTATTCTTGAAATTGCAAATAGTCATAAACATATTGATGGGTATGTGACTTACGTTCAAGGTATTATCGTTGGAATTTTGTTGTGTAAGGGAATTGAAGTAATTTAATATTCTTTCTCATTGACACCAATATAAAATTTGATATACTCTCACTAATATGAAACTAACACCCGAAGCAATTATCAGTTCACTCGAAGCAGACGTTAATTATTTACTCGACCCATTGTTCGAGTATTGGAACGAAAATTATTACAAGACCTACGCATATTTCATTGTCTTGTTGGTAATGGTTGCTAACGTGATTGGATAAGTTATGAAAAATAATAAGTGGGCAACTTCATTTCTCGCAGCACTAAATTCGCCTGAGAATCAAAAGAAGATTAAAACATTTCGTGCTGCTCGTAGTCTTTGGCGTGGTAATAAAGACAAATATAATCTCACATTTAATAAAATGTCAGAAATGTCAGAAGTGTCTGGTTGGATTCATTATATTCTTGAAAAGTCAGACCACAACTGGAGATATGATGAATATATTGCTCACGAAATTATGCACCCAATCCGCGAATCAATGGATTTATAAGATTAGTTGTTGACATTCTAACGAAAAGGAATATAATAACACAATGATTACAAAAATTAATGAAGTAACAGTTAAAATTGTCACGCCCAAAACTATTACCATTATCTTATCAGAAGAAGAAGCGGGATTGCTCGCATCCATCACAGGTAAAGTTAGTTGTCCATGCCCATCATTTAATAATGACTTTCACAATACCCTTTATAATTTTGTGGGTGATGATGCTTACGAAAATAAGTACAAAAGAAAGTTTAGGGGTCGCTTAGAAACAGTGTACGAAAAGTATTGATATTGGAAGTTTCCGTGGTATTATCTTACAAAAGGAAATAAATTATGAATGAAGTTAAATGTGCATACTGTCCACCCAAATGCTGTTTTTTGTTTTCCGTTCAATAATCCTCTAACACAATCTCGATGTAATCCATATTTCGTATATAATTTTTCCATAGTACACATTTCGGTTAAATTTTTTTCTTTATTGTGCCAAGTATAAATGTTGTGATTATATTTTGGATTGTTTTCCCCAATTGATGATTTGTATAAACGTTTGCGCTCTTTATCATATATCCAACCATCTTTTAAAACAAATGGAAGACAAACATCACCGATTTTAGTGACAATCCATCCTTTATAATGAACTCGTCGTTTGGTAATAATTCCGCACAATTTTGATGAATTTATGTTATATTTTCTAGCAAAATCTGAACGAATTCCTATGAACGTGTCTTCTGTTAGTAAATTCCTAAATTCATAAATTTTTTTATCTGATCTTGTGCTTCCATTTCCGCGCATATTAATTAGTGGGATCCCTATTTTTACCAGTCTTAAATTTTGTTTATGATTATCAGAAAGAGGTTTTCCTTTTTGATGTCGTATCCTTTTTGCAATCGTTTCTAGTGATTGTTTTTTACCTAGTGTCGGCCTTCTAACATCTTCTGAAGTATTATACATCATACCCCTACAATTGAATTTACCGTAATCAATATATTTTTGTTCAGTGACGCGGATATGTTCTGTGTTCAATTCTACAACATGAAATTCAAAATTGTCTTCCCCATATTTATTCCATGCATTCTGTAAATGCTTACAATGATGTTTGTTATATCGTAACGCAGACTTGTGATGTGGCCACCTTTCCCGCAAAATATTTACAGACGATCCAACATACCATTTGTTATTAACTTTGTTTAGAATCATGTAGATTCCGCTTATTTTCATAATATCTTTCCAAATTCTTTTTCTTAATTTCTTTACAATGTTTCCAATAGAACTTCATTCCTTTCCTTCTATTGGCCATCAACCTTTCTTCTGGTGTAGTGTATATCTTTTTTCTTCCCATATTAATAAATAGTATAAAAGTTCGATAAAAGTTCAAAAATATCAATTTATTTTGTTGACAATAGTGTGGAATGTAGTATTATATTAAATATGAATGAAAAAGAATATCGTTGTTGTATCACAGGAAGTTTAATTGATAGTTCTCGATTAGAAGCACTTCAAGAAATGGGTGTTCATCCAGATGAATATACAATCGTATCAGTATCGCCAATCCAAAAACGACGAGAAGCACCGAGTGTTGGCATCAGTCGTTACGAAATTGTTTATGAAGAAGTAACCGAAGCAATCACAGAAGAATTAGTTGGTTAACCGTATAAAAGGAAAATAAAATGAAAGCAACACAACAGAAGAAATTCTTTCCAGTAACAGTAATTCTTGAAACCCAAGAGGAAGTCGACAAGGTCTATGCACTATTAGACCATGCCAAATTGAATAAGGCATTGGATTTGAAGGGGTGTTATTCAGTGTTAACACCATATCGTTCACCATTCTTTTTTACATGGACAAACAAAATAAGTGGTGTGATTGATAACGGATAAGATATGTAACAAACTATCGAGTATTAAATAATACTCGACGCGCCATTATAAATGTCCATTGACATAATTATAAAAATCGGTATACTCTTTAATTATGAACACAAACGATATCATCGAGTTGGGAACAGTGAGTTGTGAGGAAGTGCCCTTTGACCCCATCGAACAACAATCAAACGTTGTTCGATAATCATTGACTTATTATAAAATGTCTGTATAATAGTAACAATATGATTAAGAAAAATGTTGCTCTCGATATTGTCGGTGGATTTTCTGCGCCGAGTAAAATGCCCTGCCACGGATTTTCAATTCCCGCCAAATACTGCAAGGTTGGGAGTATTCTTCGCAAGGTGAAGGGAACGGCCTGTAGTTTTTGCTATGCTCTCAAAGGTCGGTATGTATTTCCAGTTGTTCAAAATGCTTTGGAACGTCGGTTTAATAAACTGAATGACCCACAATGGGTTGATGCTATGGCCGATGCAATTAACCAAGTTGAAAAGTCGGGTTGCTTTAGGTGGTTTGATAGTGGGGATTTACAATCGGTTGATATGCTTAAAAACATTGTTGAGGTCTGTAAAAAGACACCAAAAATTAAGCATTGGGTTCCTACTAGGGAATATCAGATGGTTAGTGATTTCCTAGTTGACAATCAGCTTCCTGCCAATTTAACTATTCGATTATCTGCCATTAAAGTTGATGGTGAAGCACCCACGGAAATGGCAAGGAAACTTGGTGTTGTCACTTCTACGATTAGCACCGGTGACAAATATAATTGTGTTGCACCGAAACAAGGGGGCAAATGTTTGGATTGTCGGAAATGTTGGAATAAGAGTGTGTTCAATATTTCCTATCACAAACACTAATTTGATTAATAAGTATTGAATTTAATTTAAACACAGGATATAATAAACACAATGAAAATTAAATACTCTCCAGTTAAAACGAATACCGATGTTGGATTTCCTGCATTATATCATTGCAGGAAGAATGATTCAATTTTTCTAATGTTCACTGACCGTCGTGGAGTTTCCATTCAAGACGTTGATAGTGAATCGAATTACGTGTCTACTCCCCCAGGCACAATGGTTGATGTTGTGAGTCCGTCTGATAAAGATGGCGTCATTGGATTGGGGTGGTCTGAGGGTCTTGGAAATACAAACTGGCAACGAATCAGTGGAAATGTTGCCCTAGTGGAAATGTTGCCCTCTCATTTTAATCATTGACAAATCCATAATATAAGATATAATAAACACAATGAAAACAACTAATATTCCTTTTGGATGGCGCAACCTTATTGATGGTGATTGTCAACAAGATACAGATTGGTTTTTCAATTCCAGCGGGGAGTGGCAAAAAAACCCCGAATCTGATAATGGATTGCCGTTTGATGTCCTTAGTTCGTACACAATGATTCGGAGAACCAAGATTAATGTTTCTCCGAATCCCAATGTGTCTTATATTTTGCCCAATCAAGATAACACTACACTTGACCGAATGGCAAAGGATTGTATTGCATTAAAAGCAACGCATCAGTCTGAGATTGCCGAACTGAAGAAGCAAATTGCACATCTTACAAAAGAACGGAACAAATTGCGAGATGAAAAGGCGCAGTTTGTGAATTCAATTAGAAATTACACAAAGTAATTGGATGATATAAAAAAGATAGTTAACAGTAAATAAATAGGACAAAGTATGATTATTAAAGCCAAGAAAAATCCACCGAAACCAGTAACTCCGCCACCGCCAACCATTGAATTGAATTTGGTATTGTCATTAAAAGAGGCTACTGCATTGATGTCTCTGTGTGGTAATATCGGTGGCAATCCCAATGGACCCCGTGAAATAACGTCAGAAATTTTTTACGAATTGCAAGGAGCAGGCATTAATACAGGTGGATATCTGGTAATTAAGGGTGGTTCTGTTATACTTGTTGATGATTACCCTGTGGTGTAAACGGTAGTGTTGCCAGTTACACCTTAACTGGCTTATCCGTGATTTGGTTGATAAATGTTTGTTGGAATAATGGATTTCATTATCAACTGGGTTAACGGGGATAATAGTTATATGAAATCTCCAACTTTGACGCATCTCGTTGTAATAGCGAATGGGTTGAAAGTAGGACAGGAATGGCCAGCAAAACCTACTAATATCAATTACCGCGCCATTTATTATTTTCCTTGACTTAATTATAATAAAGAGTATTCTATAACTATGAAACCAAACAAAGCAATTCTGATTGACGTATTCAACCGCACCATCACCGAAATTGTTGTTAATGGACTAGGGGATTTACAGAAAGCGGTCGGTGGATATATTGAAACTGCCACTCGTGATAGTGGTAATGATGTATTTGTGTATGAGGAAGGTCTGTTTGAGCCTCATACTTGTTGGTTTGTGTGGGAAGGTGCCCAACCTTTTAAGGGTAATGGCATTGTCATTGGTGGTAATGACCGAACAGGTGAAAGTTGTGATTGTAGTTTCACTGTTGAAGAAGTTAAAAACAAGGTTAAATTTGTTACGGAAAGCGAAATCATGTTATATTGGCCTTGACTTTAGTATCCATACATAGTATCCTTATATTATATAAATAGTATGTTAGTAGATAAAACATTAGTAAATCTCAAAATAAATGAAATAAAATTATCGTTTGAAACCAATAAAATACTATTATGAGCGAAGCGAATAAGTACCCCTAACCAGTCAGACAATTATGATTAATGAAGAACGACATACTTACCACAATGTATCTGCACCACACGATTCTGCTATCAATAGTCAATTTGTAAGTGTGATGTTAAGAGATGATGAAATAGTAAATTGGAATTACGGTATGACCAATGGTAAAACTTATATCACTGGTTATACAATAACAAAAAAGA